GGGCTTCTTCTCTCTAACGTCTTCTTTAGACGACATGCCTGCCTTTAGAAAGCAGGTAGAGACGTACTACATCCTTGTGCAAGTCATGCACAAGTAGCTAAATGTAGTCATGACAATCAAGTCATGGTAAACGCTGATCGCGAGAGATCCATCTCTCGTGTTACTGGAGCAATAATCGTGGTTAGTAATGATAGCTTGGCGGATGTTGTGGCGACCTTCATCCTGAGTATTTTGGATGAGTTGGTCGCCGCGATCCGTGATGTTATCACTTTCTACTACGGTTAGCTCTTCATAGGAGTCATCCCCTATGACGCTGCCAGTCACAGGCCCATTCGCGGTAGTAATACCCGGTGGGAATCCCAAGATTGTTAAACGACAATGGAAATATAAGCAAAAGAAGCCGATTGATCGGCCCTTAACTTATAAAATGACCAATCTTCGCAACCTTCGTAATAGCCGAAACGGCTATTACATTGGGGAAGCTGAAGCTCTAGGTACTTCCATTTGTCCTAACACTCAAGGGGGCTACCAGTTTGCCATCAACGACTGCGCTTCAAAGTTAAGAAGCCAAGTCAGCGATCAAGCTATCTGGGCAGCAAACCTTGCAGAGTACCGTTCGACCCTTGGAATGATGAGCCAAAGGTTGGTACAAGTCTCTCGGCTCGCACGTGGGATCCTCAAAAGGGATCCTCACATGATTTGGACTTCCCTTGGGAAATCCAAAGGCCCTATAACTTTGAAATCTCTTTCAAAGGGGGCTGCCGACACCTGGCTAGAGTTTAGCTTCGGGTGGAAACCCTTAGTCCAAGACATCTATACAGGCGTTGACTTACTGCAAAATCCGATAAAGGCCGTTAAGATCAAAGCAAGCCGAACCTACGAAGTTTCCTTTGTGGAACAAGTAGGGGGTGGTCTGATTGGAACTAAACGAACCGTTACCGGTAAGCAGGGCTGCAAAATGGGATGTGAGGTGACGATTTCAAATCCGAACCTCTATCTCGCCAACAACTTGGGTTTAGCTAACCCAGCATTGGTGATTTGGGAACTTGTCCCGTTCTCCTTTGTAGTTGATTGGTTTGTGAGCGTAGGGCAATTCCTTGAGAATGGAAGCGCCTGGCTCGGGCTTACGGTCACTAAGCCGTACTCCACATGGGGGCGAACTGTTCGCGAATTGAAAGTTGATTGGAACGCTTATGATAGCGTTACCGACTGGTTTTCAATAGCGGACGTCGCCTACATAGAGAGAAGGTTGTCGATACTGGAATCGGCAATCATAGTAAAGCCTCAGAAGCTTTGGGGATGGGAAAGAGCAGCTAACGCTGCATCTGTCGCTACCCAGCTTCTGAAACGGTTCTAAATTTCTTAGAATCGTAACTCGCCCTATTTAAGGACGAAGCATGCCTACTATGGCTAGTATCACCGTCAAAAAGAATGACGGTACGACCGACATCATCTATGATGCCCTTACGGCATCTGGAGGTGAAGGTATCCCCGCTGTGTGGCGTCAAGACACCGGTAACACTGCTGGCTTGCCTGTGGGCCTTCGCTCACAGTTTAGCCTCGCAACGAAGTGGAACGGTCCGAAGACGGCGCGACAGGTGAAGTTCGATTTGAGCTTCCCGTACGCCGTTCAGGATTCGACCACGACGCTGTACTCGGCTAAAGACCGGGTGGTGTATAGCGGAATCATCACGATTCCGCAGGCGATTCCATCGTCATCTATTAATGAAGCTGTGGCACAGGGGTTGAATCTCCTTGCTGCAGCACTGACAAAGTCGTCGGCGCAAGCCGGCTACGCGCCAGTTTAATAGATCAGCCTTACGGCTGTTTTTCTTCTTTACTTTGAAGGGAAAGACATGGAAAAGCCACCGGAGGCGTTGTCACATGAAGTGACGCGCCTGGTCTCGACTATCCTTGAGGACCTTGGAACTCCCATCAGTCTGGGTGTTTATCTTCGGATGAAACACTCTTGTTGGGATGATCTGGCACAGTCTAGTGTCGATCCGCGTTCCTACCTCTCCCCTAACGGATATCTGCGCGATGCAGCCTCCGTTGCCATGCTTAAAAAGTATGGCAAGTTTCCGACTTCGTCGGAAGCTCGCAGAGCTAACGCTTTAGCGAAATGGGAAGAGGGTGAAAGGGCTTGCTATTGGACCAATGAGCGACTCCTGAGGTATCTGCCTGAATTTCGCAATTCGGGTGACACTAACCAGGCGGTATCCCATCATTTCGATGGTATCCGTAAAATAGTCTTAGAGCTCATGGGCAATGCGCCGCCGTCACTCTGTGACGGTCGGTTTGGCCCTGGAACGACGTTCTCTGACAGAGGACGGTACGCCACAGTACCTGACAAAATGGCATCCAACCCAACGCTGACTCGCGATGCAATCTGGTATCTTCCCCAATGGCTGGGGAACCAGTGGGGCGCAGATTTCTGCGCCCGTCGCGGAGAGCTTCAGTTCGTATCGGGAAACCGATACTCTACCGTTCCTAAGACTTCACTGACAGACCGATCGATAGCTGCAGAGCCATCGATCAACGGTTTTTATCAGTTAGGTCTTGGAAAGACGATTCGCAATCGTCTTAACCGGGTTTCCTCACGGAATTCCGGCTGGGATCTGAACGTTGCGCAAAACATTCACAGGCGGGTTGCCTGTGATGCTAGCGTGACGCGAGAGTTTGCTACTCTCGATCTCTCAAATGCAAGCGATACCGTAGCATTCAACCTAGTCAGATTGTTGCTACCCCACTTATGGTTTGAGGCCCTTTCGGACCTCAGATCGCCAAAGACTTTAGTCGATGGTAAGTGGATCAAGCTCGAGAAATTCTCGAGTATGGGTAATGGTTTTACTTTTGAGCTCGAGACTGTGATCTTTGCAGCCCTCTCGATCCACGCGTGCGAATGCGCGGGTCTACAAGGGGTGCTCGGTCGCAATGTCTTCGTGTTCGGCGACGATATTATCGTTCCGACTGAAGCTGTCAAAGAGCTCTTGCCATTGCTCAAGTTCTGTGGGTTCGAGGTCAACTCAGAAAAGAGTTACTTCGATGATTTTCCTTTCCGTGAGAGTTGTGGCGGCGATTTCTACCAAGGAATCGCCGTTAGACCTTACTTCTTAAAGAAAGATCTAAATGAGCCCCAGAACATCATATCGTTCGCGAACGGCATTTCATCTCTCTCTCTCAAGCTTTCAAGTGTCGGCTATAATATTAGCCGTCGTTGTTGGCTTCGTAGCTTGGACCTACTTCCACTCTCCGTACGGAGAGCAAGAGGTCCTAGTGCGCTCGGAGACGTCGTTATCCACGACGAAGAGAGCAGATGGGACTGCCGATACCGCAACGGTATACGGTATCTCCGAGCCCTTAGACCAAGACGATTCCGTAAGGTCTCGTTCAAAGTCTTCAGGCCAGGAGTAGTCCTAGCTTGCGCGACTTATGGTACTGGGAATATAGGTACTCCGGAATACAACCGGGTACCCGCTGTCGAGGGGGTTATACCTCGAGATGGTCTCCTAGGCTATAAGGTTGGCTGGGTCC